CCGCATCCGCGTACCCTGCGTTTCCCGTCGCGTCCTTCGCGACCAAGAGTTCCGTAGATCGGGCAGTCTCCGCCGACCGAACATTTTTCGGTGTTCCCGCCACATTCCCCTTTGCGCTCATCCATCGTAGGAGCCTTCATTCGCTTCGTCACCCGATTCCAACGCCTTCTGCCCATACAACGCATTAGGGACGCTCACAGCCATCTCTGCAAGGCTCTTACGATCAATCTGCTCTGCCATACCCTCGTACATTTTTAGAAAGTTGGATCGAAGCACATTGGCGTTCTCCGACATGCAAATCTCCCGCCACCCAATCGCCTGCACCACCGCCGCGGTAGTCGCATGGCTGAACTTTGGGATAAACCGTTGCCCATGTTCCGACGCCATCCGAATAACCTCCTGCCACGCCAACGACGGGACAGGCGACAGATTCCCGTTCCTGCGGGCAACCGACTTGAGCAACTGTGACGCCGACGGAAACCACTCTGACTCGCGCACCAGTTCCCGTGCCGCGAACATCACCTTGTCAACCGCCAAATCCTTTAGCACATCATGGAACACAATGGAAGTCTCACGGGTCACTTTCGCGTTCGGGTACGCCGACGCCAAATAACTCAACATTGCCGCCGTCTCATGCTTGTTCACGCTTCCTCCAATAAGAACTGCCTAATACCGTCGAAACCTTTTGGCTCCGCCGCGTCCCGTAGCCTCTGCGCCTGTAGTCGCATGGTCTCGTACCTTGTCCGCAACTTTGACGGCGACATGATGTTCGAGCGCCAAAACGGGTCATTCTGCGACCAGCGGATAGCCGCCTCCGCTTGAGTCACGGTGCGCCCGTCAAGTCGCATCAACTTGTCCATGTCTAAAACCCAAGACGCCGTGACCTTCGGTTTCCTACTTCCGTTGCCTTCAATCAGGTCAGCCAAAAGATCGCAAAGACGCGAAGCGTCCGACATGGTTTCTTCTAATGGTTCTTGTATGGTTAATGATGGTTCGTCTAAACAACGATTAGCCCGTTCGCTCTGAGGATTAGCCCGTTCGCTCTGAGGATTAGCCCGTTCCGCTACAGGGATTAGCCCGTTCACATCTGCGGACTCAACAGGGATTAGCCCGTCAGCCCGTAAAGTGAGGTCAAGATCATACCCAATCGGGCGTCGGTCAGCCCTAGAAATATGAGCCACCACAACCCGCTGGTCACTCCGTTTGATAACCCCAGCCGCCTCCAACAGCCGTAAATGCTTATGCACCGCCTGCTCCGAAAGCCCCGTGTAACGCATGATCGTTTTCACCGACGGGAACGCCGAAGTCCCGTCAGGATGACAATGGTTCGCCAACGACACCAACACAAACCTAGACGCCGTGTTCGTCACAGGCGCATGATTCAGCGCCCAATTCAAGCCTTCAATGCTCATGTGACCTCTTTCTAAAACTTTGTGGCTACATTTTTAAGGCTGATAGCGACAGTCGGCGACCCTAGATAAGCACCGACCGCCGCTACCAACCCAACTCTTTAGAAAGGCTCCTCGTCATGTGGGTAACTAATTTCGGCGACAGGCTTCGGATTCATCAGACTGTCAATCACCTTCGACGCTTCACGGCTACTCAAATCTTCCACCGAGTTGATTGGATGTCCGACAACCGACCCTGCGAAGAGTGTGATGTCCGTGATGCCGTTGTCTTTCACCAACTTGTTGATGAGATACACCTGCTTTTCTGACACAGGGTTCCCTGCCGCCGCCTGTTTCGGTGCGGCGTTCGCCGACGCGAGACGGGCAACCATCGGTTGCGGTGTGCCAGCGGAAACAGGCGTAGAGTCTGGGAACGCCGCATCAAACGCCCCCTCAACCGCTTGAGCGGCTTGCTGTCTTGGCGCTGACGGTTGGGTCGGTGTGTCCCGATCAGTTTTAGACCACAAACCCAAGGCGATTCCGTAACGCATACTGGCGTTCCTAATGAAATCGCTGATAAGTTCCTTGTCCACTTCGGGCTTGTCCGCCGATGCCGTGCCAACACCGATCATTGTCTTGCCGAGCAAAGTCATCTTCGCCCACATAGTCGCATTACCGTTCACCACATTGATCGACGGGCGACCGTTATCCCAACCAATCGGCTCCCATGACCACAAGGGATCGACTTCGATTAGGATTTTTGTTATTTCCGAGTGAGACACATACGACAAGTTGACTTTTTTGTATGTTCCGTCAGCCTGCTTCTGATTTTTCGGCAACAGGTCAACGATTGACTTGTCAGGTTGGAAGTATTGCTCCAACACCGCTTTCAACAATAAGGTTTCTGTTTCGTTACTCATCTGATTTTCCTTCTTTCTGTTGTTGATTTTTGGCTTCTTTTTCCCGTACTCTTCGCGCTTTGGCGGAGATACTCAGGTTCGCTCGATGTTCGGGGGTGAGGGTTCTCCCCACTTGCCATGCGCTCATCTTGGCGCGGGATTCAGCAGAGTAGGTTGACCCTTTATGCACGGCAATCAGGTTCGCGAGCCGCACGGCGGAGAGCGGTATCCCCTTTTTCGAGGCGCTCAGTTTGGCACGAGTTTCCGCAGAACGGATTTGCCCAACGACGCCATCGCCGCCGTCCGTCATGTTGGTTAGTGCGCCACCAAGTCTTCGGTGGTGTGCGATATGGAATATCTCGCGCTCGCCAGACGCTTCCCACGAAAGACCCGATTCTAAAACCGACGAGACAACTTCACCGCCGTCGGCTACCACTTTACGGAGCCAACTATATTTATGCGAGCGGTCGCCGCGTCGAGCGCCTCGGATGTGTTCCCTAAGCCGTGTCGCGCCGTCGTCCGTATTAGCCCTGCCAATGTACCGCACCACATCAGGCTCTAACGATGATGACAATGAGTAGACACAAGCCATAACTATTCTGCCTTCGCCCCAAGGGTTCGCATCGTCCTAAAGGGCGATCCCGTCCGAAGGAACTGTTTAACAATTTCGGGGTGCGCCTCTTTCAGAGCCTTCGTGTCCAAAGATTCCCGTCCTGCTGTCTGTTTCCATGACACTGCGGGACGCCCATTGATCGTCCCAATCTCAGCGTCCTTGAGGAACCGTGCCAACGCATCCTTGGCTTCTTTCTCTTGGGCTTCACCCTGTTTCGTTGTTTCTCTACCGATTTCTAAAAGCCGCAAAAAGTTTTCGGCTTCGGGGGGTAGTTCGATAGAGATTTTTGCGGCGGGAAACATGTTCGCGATGTCATCTGCACCTAACTCTTGCATCAGTTCATCTGACAGCACTTCACCGTCATCCACCATTTGTCCGATCCGTTCAGCCTCCGCGTCTATCGCATCAGACAGCCTGCTATCTACAGGCATTTCGATGACCGAAAAGTTTTGGCGTTTGTCGAACACACCGAAAAAGACGGGACAGTTACCTGCCCTAGCCTGCATGTGTCCTTGAGCCAACCATTCTTGCGGCAAATCCGAGGCACTGTTCACCGTATATTTTGCGGTCACTTTGATTTCACCAATGAACTCAGGGTTCTCCACAGACGCCGCAGGAGTCGCATCCAGCGAACCCACCCAACGACCATTCATGTAGACAACATCAGGTGTCACCATTTCGACACCGAGGCGTAACCCCATCTCTTCCACCAAGATCGGCTCATACAGGTTGCCTTTGCGCATCGCCCATGACTCTTCCACGAACACTGGTCCCGTCAGTTTCTCCAGATACAGGTGCGCCCTAGTTTTGTATGGGCTGACACCCATCAGTGCGGAAGCATCAGAGAAACCGAACACGGCTTTCCCGTCCTCGTTCTTCCATCTGTCTTGTAGCCAAGGGGCTGTGCCGTGCTTGTGTTTAAGTTTTGTTTTCATGATTCCATTCTCCTCGATGGGTGTAACAGGGTTCTTTTGTAGGTGACGACAGGGATTTTCCCTGCCCACATCTCAGGTACGCACAAAGGGCAAGGAAATGTGTCCGTTTCTTGAGCGACAGGAAGCAAAACATTTCGGCTCCCACCGCACCATTGGCACCCCTCCATAACACCTCCCAGCGTTTCCTGTGAGCCTACACACCCGCGAGGGGCATGTCAAGTATCAACCCACTTTTTGAACATGCACATGAAACGGCTGTGAGGTGTATTCGTCAAACCTTGCCGCAGTTTTCATCGCCTCCAACATCATCTTCTTCACCACCGCCACAGACGGCTTCCGCTTCCCCCTCGCCAAAGTCTCCAACGCACCCATCCCAAACCCTGAACCTGAACCGACACCATTGACACGCCCCGCGCTACGAGTCCAACAATAATCTTCGTATATCAGATACGCCGTGGCGTTCACAACGACAACAATATGGGAATCCTGTTGCGCAACATTCCTGAGATAGTCGGCGCTAGTCGGCACCGAATAGCCGTACATGTCGAAAGCACCCCTCAGCGCGGGGATGAAAGTAGCGGTAATGAAACCATCCAACGCCTTCCCCGTCAGGTTCGCCTTACAGGTCGGCGGTTTGAACGCATGATGAAGAATGTTCATCGCCCGCACATCACCCGCACACCCCAACAAATATGTGCTAACAGCGGCAACCTTACGAATCCCAATATCAACATAAGGTCCAGTAGTCCGAGTATCAGACGCCACAACAGCAAACCCGTCGCCCTGATACACAAGCACCGTTGTCACAAGACCTGCATGTCTGACCAGTTGCGGATGTCATGTTTGCCGACAAGGAAGGTGAGCGTCCCCGCCGTAGACCATTTCCCTGTTGTGTCTTCGAACCACTTTGAACCCCCGTCGTTCGATGGGCATTGGATGGCGGTAAACGCACCGTAATCTATTACGGACAAATGATGGAAATGGGCTGTGACCCACAGGTCAGGCTCCCTGCCTTCTTCGCGGAGTATCCGTATGGATTGCCCGCGTAACCATTCGAGCGGCTTCCCTGTCAACTTATGTCCGTGAGCGAACGCCACCTTCACACCTGAAAGGACGCTGGTAACTGTCATCTCGTCATCAGGGATACGCCATTCCATGTGTTCGGTGAGCGGGTTTCCTGCGAGTATCCGTTGGATCATATCACCCAAGAAGCCGCCCACATTGTCCGAGTCACCTGTCACCTGCTTACCGTTCCGCCTCATCCATTCCCCGTGGTTGCATGGCACAGATATGAACTCAAGCATTTCGGATAGTTGGCTGACCGTGATAATTCCCTTGCACCACAGGTCGCCAGCGAGTAGCAACTGTTGGCGAAGGTTCAGTTCCACAGTGAAAAGTTGAGACGCATAGTTCCCGTCACACCCCTCCATTGGATCGCCCATATTCACCACGGCGATGCCTTCAATGTTGCGCCCGATTTTGCGTAACTCAATAATTCGCTCAACCGTCTTAGCGAACCCTTGCAGAATCCGTTTCACAGTCGCATCAACCCCGCCACCAGCACTCTTACCTAACTGCCAATCCGCCCAGCACACAACGAAAGTTGACGGTATCTCGTCAGATACCTTGATTTTGGTGGTGGCAGGCTTCCATTTGCCGACCTTCACCCGCAACGCATCCAACTCGGCATCAGCCAATATCGGCACGGTACGCCTGCGGAACCTTGCCTTGTAGGAATAGAGCCACTGCAAATCTCTGTCACCATTTTCGAGTCTCTTACTCGTCTGCCATTTAGAAAGTTTTACCGTGTCGTCAGCGACTTCAAAAATTGTGGGGTCTAACCCGAACCCAATCAGCACCGAAGTCCAGTCGCCGTTTAACGGCGCGTGTAGGGTGCCTGTTTCCAGTTCACCACCGTCAAGCCCTATCGTCGCGGATGCTTTTGACTCCACCTTCGGGATTTGTGCGTTCGCGATGTCCTCGGCAAGTGTCATTGGGTTATCTCTCGGCGCCATTTTCCGATGGTGGACTGTCCGAAAGAGTGTCCGTGTAACGCCAACGCTTTGACGATGGACGCATGGGAAATGGTTGGGTCGCGTAACGCGGCATCCAAGTCT